GCAGGATATTATGGTCATTCGATTGATATTAATGCAACAAATCCGGCAGAAAAAACAAGTGCCACCAAAGGATCGAATATGTGATGCCCGTTATTGACAACAGCATATGACATAAACATTGGGATGGCAATGCAAATGCTTAAAAAGCACCCAGCTATCAATAACTCAAAAAATACCATTAACAAGGTATATACAACCTCGCATAATATGGCTATGGTTTCCATCAGAATTCAATTTGAAGTTTGATGTCCTTGATTGTTCCGCTTTTTAAATGAACAATCTTCAGCCTCTTATACTCGTTGAAATACGCCAAAGGCTGATCCTTGTACTTTTCGGTTATATGCCTAGTGCATTCAGGCAAAGTCATTACAGACGATAAGATCGATCCATCGGAATTGACCTCAATAATCTGATAACTGTCATTTTCGTTAGGTATCATTTTGTTCGGTTTATGGATTGAGAAATGTAAATACTTACGGATTATGTTCTTAATATCAAGCATCCATTATTCCTCGTTGTATTCAAGTTGAATCAATAAGTCAAGGTAATGCCGAGCCTTCTTTAAATCTTCCACCCCGTTCTTATTCTTGTGCCGGCAGACGTATTTGATGACGTTTGCCTCAAGATACGGGATACGATTGCGATGTATGAACTCGACAGGCTGTATCAACATATCCTTGTAGTGGCTTCCACCTTCTTGCCTAGATAGTTGGTTCATTGAATATCATTTAGCATGTCCTCGGACTGCATGAATATATCCGTATAATCGGCATCTCGATTCCAAAGACCGGAAAAGCCTGGCCGCTGAACAGACAAAAAAGGACTACAAATATAACACCTTGAGTTCCGAAGTATATGGTCGTTTAAAAATACATCAAATATTTGACCATTATAATTTGCTATAATCTTTTGAGCAATCTGATACCTATATACTATGGCATGTGTCGTGTATGCAGAGAATACCCTATATAGATTTTCGTCAACCTTTACGGGCGGTATATAATCCGGATATGGCTTTAGATTGGCTCCTAGATAAAGCATATCAAAGTCCGGCTCATCATCGATGTAATTATTCCATAATTGGTTCATTATGGAATTGAACATGTGCATGTTTTGAAATACCGCATCATCCTCAAGGACAAGAAATGTGCTATCCTTTTGACTGCCGGCAAGTTGGCCAAGGATTGCTATATGTGATTTGTTAAATGATTCTATTGGATTATCACATGGTATTGAGTCAAAAAACTCAAATTCAAGGCCTATGCGCTCGGCCTCCTTTCTAAAAAGATTTCTTCTGTCGATTCTGTTAGGCTGACTTAGTACAATCGCCTTATCAAACCAATAATTAAATTTCATAACTTGGGGTTTATATAAAAAAAAGGGCCGTACGAATGTACGACCCAATTTTGTCCGAAACTGTTAAAATTAGGTTCCGGTAGTGCCGTAGACAGCAGCTTTCGGCTGGAACGACAACAGTTCGCCCCTCATCTCAGCTCGGTACGTTACGAGGTTCTTGATGAAGTCCGACTGATCGAATTCGGTCGAACGAATCTGGAACCCGGAAGCCTGTGCGACAGCGAAGGCATCGGTGTTCAGAATGTAGAACCTGGAACCGGTCACCTGGCTATGAGGCACAAGGGCGATACCGTTGATCCTAACCACACCGGAAGCGTCGATGGCAACGGAGGCGGGAACCGAATAGTCGCCGGGCTTGGTCAGCAGGATCTTGCTCCATGCATCCCAAGTGGTGAGGATCAGGTTCGCCATACCCAAGCCAAGGTCGCCGTGCTGGCCCAGGCCGGAGATGATCTTGGCCACGGTCACGGTCTCGGTGGTAGCGAGAGCGGTGGCGTTCGTTGCGATGGTGTTCAGGAAGCGGGTGTTCACAGCCCTGTTGAAGTCCTCTACGAGAGACTGGGAGAGGTAGGACTGGAGGAACGGAAGGTCCTGGAGCATCTGACGGGAAACCTTCACATATCCCGCAATGAACGGAACATTGGTGTTCACCATCTCCACGTCGTAGTCCAGCTGAGCCTTATCGTTACCCTCGGTCTGCGCTCCAAACGATCCTGCTCCCAAAGGCACTTTGCCGCGAGGGAAGCTGACGTTGCCGGTAACCGTCGGGATGATGCGGAACACATCCAGCAGATGCGGGTTGTAGAACGACCGCATGATGGGGTTCGGGACGTAGCTGATCTGCGAGGTGCCAGTGAGGTTGTCCGTGAGGGTCATGGTGCCGACCTGCTTCATGGTCATGAACGGCTGCTCGTTCTTGATCTTGTCGAAGTTCTCGCCGACAGACTCAACCACGGCCGACTTGCAATGGTCGGAAAACGACCAGTTGTCGGTGTTGACCGTCCGGGCTTTTACGCCGTTGCTCTGCGCGATGTACTTCTCGAAGTTGGACTTCAGCTCCATCAGGGTCTCGCCCTTCTTCGCAGCGTCCTCGTTCATCTGTGACATGATGGCCTCGTTCTTGGCCTGTACCTTGGCCACTTCAGCGGCCATTTCTTCCTTGTAACCCTTCAGTTTGGGGTCAAGGAGTTCGATTATGTTCTCCACGTTAGAAATGTTTTAGAATAAGTAATTGTATGTCTTGCTCAACACTCTTTTGCTCAACCGGTGCCTTTTCAGCTGGCGGTTTGCTACTCATAGTGTGTACGAGTTGATAAAGCTGTTTAATTTCGATGAGGCACATTTCTATGCACTCATCTGATGCGTCTGAATTGCGGACAAACTTCTCAAGGCTTTTAAGCCTGTCCCTTGTTTCGCTAAGAGACTTGACACCAGTAAGCGGGGTATGCTCATTAGCGCCCCAAGCGGTGAGAGAAGATCCTTCAAAGAGTTTTACGTCAAATATCTCATTGGCCGAATCTCCTTTTTGTTCCCTTATGGTTTGGAAGCCTATGCTATGCTCCTTTACCAAATCGGATTCGACCATCTTGAGAAAGTCTTGCGCTACAAAATTAGTACCTATTTTGGATTCATAGTACAACCCGTAATTGTCCTCTTTAAGCACGGTAAGTTTGCCCAACGGCTGACGAATGTCATGGTTCAGCAAGTGTTTTATTCTGCCTTTGGGGAACCATTCGTTTATGCTCTTTGCGAACGCACCTGGACGGATGACATCGCCATCGGAGTCGAGAGTGTCGAAAGAGGAAAAATAGCCGGTGACTATTCCCTGCTTTTTGTCAAGGTCTTTTACCTCGGTTGTAAAGTTTTTATATCCGTATATCATGCCTTTCGATTCTGCTGCAAGATAAGCCCTATACGCCTCATTCGCATTCTGCTCGGATGTGTACATGCACGGCCCATCGCCTATTCTGTATTTTCCGTTGGAACACCTTTCTACCGGCATCAGACCAGATTCAGTATGTCAAAGTCGGTTGCGTTCACTTGTCTCGGAATCGGCCTACCAAACTGATCCCTTGTGGGGATGATGTTCAGCACGCACCGACAATTTATGACATTTGACGCACTTGCATTCGGGTCTCCGGGGAATCGGATGTTCTCACCATTGTTGAAAGGCAATTCCAATGGCAAACTCCTCCCATGAAGGGAAACATGACTGAATGGTCTTCCCCTCACCCTCTCATCCTCGGCTGTAATCCATTCCTTTCTGACCTCAAACGGTACGGAGGAGGCAGCAATTAGGATTCCGGCATTCAAAGCCCTTGTCGTTTCGGTTCTTGCTATCCTCGATGCCCGGCTCTTGTGCATTCTCCCGTTCAGCAAAGAATCTATAATCTTGTTCTCAGACCAACCTTCTGTTATCGCCGTTTGGAGGATTCTGACCATCTCCGACCTGGTGGTCTCGCTTATGTCGCTCACGAACTTTATGCCGTGCAGCCTTAAATACTCTACGAGTGCATTTTCCCATATAGGCCCGAAACCATTTACCGCTTTTGCCTGTATGCGAAGACTCAGCCCCTTGGCGGCATCGGAAGCGTCCATTAGGACCTTCCGATAGGTCATACGGGCGTAGAATACGCCTACGGTCTTGTAGAAGGCAAATAACGGCTCTAAAACCGAGTCATCGTATAAATCCCTTGTCGCCTTGTCCAAAGCCGCAGGAACGCCCTTTTCTACTACCACACGCCCTATCGACTCAAACCTCTTCCTAATCTCCGCTTGAATTCTTACTCTCAACTTATTCTCCTGCCCCGCTGCCGGTCGTATCAGAGTCCTCCATTGGTAACTCTTCCTGTCCACCAACTCTTGTGGACTCATGTAGAAGTTTCTTATAGTAAGACTCTCTTGCTGCATCTCTAAATGCTTTTTCAGTCCTGCATTCCCTCTCCTTCGGAATCTTCGGAAATCGAATCATCACTATTGTCCACAGATCCTGATTGATAGGTTGCAAGAGAGTTCATTTCAGTTATAGGAATGTATCCTGTCGGTATGAATATCTGGTTCATCTCCGGTTCGGGTCTCGCTCCGTACCTCAGAACCGCCCTTCTTTCGTTATAGGTCAGCCAATGTGCGTCCCTTACTGAATCGTTCAACTCTTTCAAGTCCTTCTGAATCTCCGGCAGTTCTGTGAAGTCGAAGTCTATGTACAGCTTGCTTCTGCCGTTTTTGGCAAACCGAGGGGTCAGTTGCTTGTTAAGCAACCCTCTCAAACTGTTCCATTCGGGCAGAAGCTTGTTGACCACCAACTGCTTAATCGCAGATTCGTAGTTGTTATAGGTGGTATGCTCTGCATCGAAAAGAACGGTGGGTACGTTGTAGATGTTGCACAACCTCTGCAAGGACAACCTCTGAGCGTCAAGAAGCTGCATGTCAACGGATGACATCCCAAGATCGTGATAACCCCAATCTCCACCGAAAGCCGCTACTGCGCCCTTTTGATTGTTGTTGTTGATACGCTGATTGACATCGAACATAATCCCGTCAATCTGCTCCCTGGTCATCGTTCTAGGGAGAGTTTTAGCAAACAGCGCACCTTTCGCTCCGTTGTTCTGATACATCGCGCCACCGGCCTTGTTGGCGTAAATGCTGTTCTCTAGAATGTTCTGTGCAGCGGTCAAAGGAGACAGACCCCGAAGATGCATGTACTGGGTGTCATCAATCACGGGGTTGAAATACTTCCACATGATCATGTCTTCCTTTGCGACTGTCATGACAGGAAACCCGTTTTGACGGATGTAATACCCGTCCGGCGCGAACATGTTGTTAGGCGAGGCTAACACCCCCAGCATGGGAGGAGGGATGACTTGTAGTTCCAAAGGTCTCCCGCCCGCAATCCCGCCTGTGTTCAACCAAAGATCAGCTTCGCCGAATATAAGTTTGTATCCGTAGTAGTTCTCAAGTAGTTCAGCGAAAGACTGATTCTGATTTGGATACTCAATAATTTTAGATAGGTCGTTTTCCACGACCACCTCCATCGAAAGGTTTTTGAGCATGATGGACCGCTCCATATTGCTCCCCGACAGAAAAGTCCGTGGGTTCATGGCCTTATACTGCTGGAACTTCTGAAGGTCCTTAATCTCGTATACATACACGGGGAAAGAGGAGAACTTCTGCGCCAGCATGGAGACTATCGAGTATATGCCCTCATGGGTGTTATAGCTCTTAGCATAGCGATAATTGAGCAGATCCTGCTCGTACATCCTGGGGCGGTACTGATAAAGTTCCCAAAGTGGGCCGGTAGTGTACTGACTTGGGGGTGAGGGAATCTGCTTTTGGCTGAAAACCTCTTTGATCTTGTCTATGAAACTCATATTACGAACCAATCTGTTTGATCGCCCTTGACATGGGTGAATACCGCATAGCGGGTTGCGTCGATTAGGTGGTCCTTGTACTTGACTGGTTCATCAAGGGGATTGCCGGACTTGTCAAGCTTCCAACAATACCCCCTAAGTTCGGACACTAAGTTAGTAGAATAATCCGTGACATACATTGGCATACTCTTCATCTTGCGTATGCCCTCCAAAACGTCCTTGTCGGCTTTGTTGGCGTTCCAGCCCCCCCTAATCAACTCTTCTATGCTTTCAGCCGCCGCTGCGTCACAATACAAAATCTCGTCTTTACTGATGCCCTCAGCCGCCATTTTTACCATCAAATCGGCCGTGGTTAGCTTTTTCTCGTATATAATTTCCGATACAAAGACCTTATCATCCATAAAACCCACTCTGACAACCGCACTAGGGGCGTTGAAACCGAAATCCACCCCGTAAACAATATCAGTCACCTCGTCAGGGAACCTGGAGATGGGTTTCCAATGGGTTATAATCTTGTGTAGGGAAACCCCTCTGAGACCCAAACCAAAGACCCGCCAATAGTTGTCGTCGGCATCTTGCATCGACTCCAATCTCTTCACTAGACTCTCTTCAAGGAATGGATTGTCCCTGTAAGTCGTTATATAAAAATCAGACTCCGGCTTTTCTGCCCAGTCATAAAACCATCCCTCTTCGTCGGATGGGTTAAAGTCCAATACAGTCTTCTCCGTGGTCCTGAGGATTAACTGCATCGCCGATTCCTTCTCAATCTCATTGGCCTCGTTCATGTAGAGGTAGTTGCGCTTCCTACCCCTAATTTTCTGCGGCTGATCGGTTGAAATGAATTCTACAAGATTGGAACCCAATTCATAGGTCAATTGAGTCTGGTTGAACTTATTGTCGTCCCAAATGCCCAACTTGAGGGTGATATCCTTAAAGTCCCTAAGAATCGTACCACGAATGGTTGGAAGAGAGGCCCGGCAGATAGAGAGGACTTTGTTCTCCTCGCCCATCAGTTTTATGACAAACCATATCAGAGTATTGACCGTCTTTCCCGATCTGGCTCCTCCTTGGAGGATGGTTATCTCTTTTTGGCTGTTTTGGAGATAGTGGTAGACGATTGTAGTCTCGATGTTTTGCTCTCGCTCAACACCGGCCGCTACCAAACTTTCTTGCTCCTCAATGGCCTTTTTCTGCCTATGGACAATCCGATCGACTATCGGATCAGCATTCTCCGGAATTTGGTTCGACAACATCTACGTCTTGGAATTGGGGTTTTTTGTCTGGCATGTTTATAGAGACGTTTATGCGTGTCTTATTGGATTGGGGCATACCCTTCCCGTCCTCCACATATCCTCTATGCTTTAGTTTGGTCTTGCAGTAGAAGATTATCGCCGCCGTGTCGCCGTCATTGATTCTCTGAAGCAGCTTATCCTCCACGAAATCCCCGATGGCTTCTTTTACGACCATCACTTGAAATCTGAAGCCGGGATCGTCGTTTAGCCATTGCAAATACCTGGCAAAGCTGACTTGCATGTTTTTACAAGCCTCCGACACATTCCCCTTTGCTATCCGCAGATGGTCGAGGAAATCCATCTGCAACCTTTCTATTGCTATGTCGTTCATGTTAAAGTATATATAATTGCATGTGCAACATGGCAAATTTAGTCAAGTATCCCCTAACATTGTACAAAACTATACTATGGAACAAACGGTATTCGGAATCATCGCGCTGCTTGGAGCGGCGGTGGCCTATCTCTTATGGGAGATTAAGATGAACAAGGGCTATCAGACCATGATTGACGCATCGTACGATGCCAACACGCTCATCAAGTACATTCGGGAGCAGGAGACCCAAGAAGACTGCCTGGACGTTTACATTTTCGCCGTCCAGCAGATGAAGATGTACGAGGATAAAATCCCAAGAAAGACCTATATCTACCATCTTTCTTGCCTAAACGCCGCCTATACGGATAAAAACCGCAAGATTATGGCATATGTATTCGGAAAACCTATAAATCAGAACTAATGAAATGGCACGAACTTGATTTTCCAATGACCTTGAACATGTTCGGGCATGATGTCGATGTAATCGTCCACCTACAGATAAACTCGGCCAAATACGTATCGGAGGACGGGCACCAAGGCATAGACATAGTAAAACGCATCAGATCCATGACGATTCTCAGCGAAGTCCAGCTTGATTGGATGTCCAACAATGACCTTTGGTACAAGGTGGCCTGGAATAAGCTTGAGCAGAATTACAGCGACCAAGAACTCATCCAAATGATACATGGAACTAAGGCCTAAATACTACCGAAAAAGGCGACAGCTGGAAATCGGCCTTGAAGCCCCCCACATGACCAATCCCGAAGAATGGATGCACTTTCCGGGCATCGAGGTAGACATCGCCCACAGGGGAGAAAAGCCAACCCCAAACCTACCCGTATTCTTTGAAGAACTAGGCAAGGAAGACCGTATAGGATACTGTACATCCAGCTTGGAAACCAAAAAAATCGGCGATGTCAAAGTCAGAAGAGTCATCTTCCATATTTGGGTCAACAGGCCGGTCCTCAACCGCCATAACCTCACCCAAAGCGACATCTACGCCGCCTACCCGCATTGGAGGCTCGGTAGGCTGATTTTAAACAAGACCTACAACGTATTCGGGGTGGGTACTATCATGAGCCAAATAAAGAAACGTATATGATAGAAGCATACAGCATGGAAGGCCGGATATTGGCCAAGTACAAGAACCTGCACGAATACGCCAAGGAGGAACAGCAATTCCGAAAATACAAACGCTCTGAACTCTCCCACCGGCTGAACACGATCTACGTCGCCGCCTACATGACCATCAAGAATCCAGGCCGCTACACCTACAGCCACATCCACCAGGAGAACGTCATGTTCAAAGAAGCGGCCAAAAAAATCCCGACACCAAACAAAACCATATAACCATGTTCCAAGTTTACGACGAAAACAACGTTTTTCGATTTTCTTCCGCAGACCGCACATGTTGCATGTTTTACATCATGTCGCAAATTCAGCACCATTGCGATAAGCTATTCACAATAGTCGGGCCAACCGGCCTTAAATACGAATACCGTTTTAGGGTCGATACGGCCATAATAAGCCCAGATGGCAGCGAAACAATATTTCGCCACACAGGAGAGGCTATAGAGCGTCCTTGAGCCTACAATAGACCCACAGAACGATTCCGGTCACAATCCAACTCCTTGGGGTGTACAACAATTATATATCTGAAAGGGGGGATCAGATATGGATGAGGCACTAAAGGCTAAACGATTTAGCTTTCTTGAATTTTTATCTAATGATTAACGCAATTCCTTGAGATCCATCTAATTGCCAACTTGTCACATTTGCCGGTCGTTTGCCATTCCATGCACTACCTTGCCATGCCATGTATTAGTTGCGGCCTTGGTATTATGCATTGGATATGTGCGAATAACTTTAACAAATGATTAACGTTTAGTCGCGTCGCTCAAATTCGGGTCGGCTTTCCTCCTTTGCTCTTTGGCTTTGCCATGCCCTTGCCCTTTGTTGTTTGTTGCTTACCTTCTCTATTGTGTTTTCCTTCTGTTCTTTGTTTCCTTTCTCTTTCTTTCTATCCTTACTGCATGTATCTAGTTTGGGCGCGATTGCCTATACCTGGGATTCTCCAATCTAAGGCCTCATTTGGGCGCATGGCTGAGATTTAAATCCGTTTGTGTGTCTACCTACCAATAAGACAATTCATGGGCGTAATGGGCTTATAATGACCTATAGGCAAGAAAAAGCCCCACACATGGGCGGGGCTAATTCATTTCCGGTGTTTTGGGGTCATTCCTCCCATGTTACCCAGTAATCCGAATACTGGGTATCACTTAAGATATCGTCGCCCATCATCTCCCTGGCCTTTTGCTCTGCTTCCTCTTTTGTTCTTTCGTATCCCACAACTTCGCCATTTGGAGCAACTATCTTGTAAATGTGGGCGGCTTCGTCGTCGTATTCCCTTACGTTGTTCATTGCGTCGATTTCGTATGCAGCGCCATTTAGGTAATATATGCCGCCTTCGTTGTCGTCGCCCCATGTTTTAAGGATTTCAGCATCATTTAATGCATCTAATCCAGAAGCGTTTTCGTGACACTTATCACATGTCACAATCACAACATCCTCCATTAGGTGATAATCGAAGAGTTTAATTGCCCTGGATTGTCCGCAATCGCAATATGCAAAAGCATTATCCTCTATAACTGCATTAGTGTCGTTTCTGTAATACATGGCTTTACTTTTTGTTCGTGTAAGAAAATTTAACGTTGGCGGCCTTTAGGTCTTTTATGGCTTTGGCGGCTTTTGAGCCCTTAGGCTGCTGTCCATGAATCAAAAGGGCGAAATCCTTACCATCTGCGTTATATGCGTGACTATCGTCGTGGTCGACCTCCAAGCCCATTACTTCAGCCTGTATAGGGTCAAGTATGACCTTTGCAGACTTTAGTCCCTTTTGCGGGATTTTATCGTCGAATTTGCCGCCATATGACAATGTCAATATAAAATTTTGGGGATACTCTTCGACTCTGCCCACAAAATGGACACTTTTTGTATATGCGTAAAATGTGGTTTCCGGATTCATGTCCGCTACTGACATCCACGCACTCAGATAGTCGGGACTAAAGAAATCGCCCGACACATGGATGCGGACATATTTGGCTTTGGGTAGACTTGCATTTATCAAGTCAATCATTTCGCCCCTTGTCTTGCCTTTGAGCAAATCGAAGTTATGCCAACGGGAACGGCGAACGTTTGGAAATGCGGACTCCTGAGAAGCAGCGAAGCAGCGAAATGTAGTGTTTTCGCCGTCCCGAATTTTCCCAGTTTTTCGGTCTGCCCATGATTGGCACAGATAAGCCGCCGGACATGTAAAACCTGCCGGAAGGCTGAATGTGGCAATGGCTTTCGATAGTTTGGCGTTTCCTTTGCCAAAGATTAATTTTTCCATTATTTGCTGATTTTTACGATTCTGTAAAGAGTATTCCCGAATTTTTCCGCATGCCTTGCGATGATTTCCATTACATAGTCCGCATCATGAAAACAATAATTTACGATTCTGTTTGTCGATTTACAGAAATCGGCCACTATATAATAAGTCTTCGCAAAACTCAAAGGTTCTGCCGCCTCTACTTCAATGGTTTCGGCGTTAATTTTTTGCTCGCTCTGAAAAATTAGTTGCGTCTTCACGGCTTTTGATTTTTTGGTTTAATATATTTTTTCAATCGT